CTACAAGGTTCATGTCCATTTCAGCAATACCAGCACAGAAACCATGAGCGATAAAATCAAGCGTATGCTCAAAAATGAAATTCAGCAGATGTGACAGACTGATAAACGAAGCCGCCTTGTGCTAAACTGATGATGGTATGCACCAAAATTTTTGTCAAGGAGGACACAAAAATGCTTTACACAGAAAAAGAGAAACATGAAATTGAGCGAGTAAAGGAAGTCTTTGCGGAACATCTGCGGCAAAGCCCCGATTTTGAACTGCTCTGGTCGGACAAGGTGGGCTATGTCTGGCTGACGATTGGCGTAAATCCGCTTTATGTGGATACCGGTATCAGGATAGAATCAGCCGCCGATCTCTGCGGCAGGTGTTTGGACGATGTTGCTACGGATGTTTTGTATATGACGGGCAACGATCATGCACTGGAAGCAGCCGACCCGCTGGAATTGGCCGAAATCAAGCGGCGCTGGGAGTCATATATCAACCAGCTGCCAGACTACGCGTATCTCTGCAAAGACCTGCTGAACGGAAAAATGTAATCTATCAAACGAGGTGTCAGGAGCCATACAGTGCTTCTGGCACCTTTTTTGTGGATTTTTTGTGAATTTGATTAAAAAGTCCTTGACAATTTGTCTCTGGCAAAACTCTAAAAAGCATACTTATTTCCTGCGGAGCCAGATTAGCCCCATTTGACATTGCCGCCGTCCGGGAGATGATGTCCTATGATGAATTGGGGCTTGAAAAGCTGGGCGATGAGAAAACCGCCCTCTTTGCGGTGGTTTCCGATACCGACCCGACGTTCAACTTCATTTCAGCCATGATGTACTCCCAGATGTTCAACGTGCTGTGCGACCGGGCGTTGAAAGTCTATCATGGCAGGCTCCCGGTTCATGTAACCTGCCTGTTTGATGAGTTCGCCAACCAAAAAATCCCGAACTGGGAGCATTTGGTTTCCGTGATCCGGTCAAGGAATATATCCGCCCACATCGTCCTCCAGACGTTCAGTCAGCTTAAAGGAATGTATAAGGACAATGCGGAAACCGTTGCCGGGTGCTGCTCGACCATGCTGTTTCTGGGCGGAAAAGAGGAAAGCAGCTTAAAGATGGTGTCCGGGCTTTTGGGCAAAGAAACCATTGATACCATGAATGAAAGTGATTCCCGTGGTGCCCAGCGCACCTACGGTCTGAACTATCAGAAACTGGGCAAGGAACTGATGAGCGTGGATGAGCTGGCCGTCATGCCCTCCAGCCGCTGCATCGTCCAGGTGCAGGGCGTCCGTCCGTTCTACTCCAAGAAGTACGATCTGACGAAGCATCCCCAGTACAAGTACACAGCAGATGCCAATCCCAAGTTTGCCTTTGATGTAAAGGCATATCTGCAACACCGGCTCAAAGTCAAGCCGGAAGAAGAATTTGAGGTCTATGACCTCGGAGAGATAAAACAGCACCAAGCGGCTGCCTAAAGGCTCCACCGATGCCCTTTGCGGGCTTTGAAATCGGTGGGGCTTTTTCTTTTTACCAAAAACAGCCGGATACCGGCAATTCATTACACGGGAGGTCAAAATGGGATTTTATGATGAAGCAGTTAATGTATTGGAAACGATAGCTAAGGCATTGAGCGGTGCTTTTTCTTATGGCGCAATGGCCGCCTTTTGTGACCGTTCCCAGGCAAAAGTCCTGATCTGCCCGGAGTTTTCTAAAACGGCGGTTCGGATGAAAAAGCATATCCGTCCGCCCATCCGTGCAGAGCCTGGAAGAACATTTCTCCAATCCAAAAATCAAACCGACAACGAACCAACATATTTTCAAATTCAAGGAGGATTTTATTTATGAGTTTCTTTACGACTGCTGTTTCTACGATGTCCACTCTGGTTGTTGCCTTGGGCGGCGGCGTTGGCGTATGGGGTGTGGTCAACCTTATGGAAGGTTACGGGGCCGACAACCCTGCTTCCAAAAGCCAGGGTGTCAAGCAGCTCATGGCGGGCGGCGGTATTATGCTTCTCGGCCTGAAGGTGGTTCCGCTGCTGTCCAGCCTGATTACCGTCTAATCGGCACGGGTAGCGGCTTATGCAAAGCATAATCGACGCCATTGAACAGTGGCTGAAAGACTTCTTAATCGGGGCCATCACTGGCAATCTGTCGAGTATGTTTAGCGATGTCAACAGCAAGGTTGCCACAATCGCAACCGAAGTGGGAAAGACGCCGGAGTCCTGGAATTCCAGCGTCTTTTCCATTATTCTTACGCTGTCCAGGAATGTGGTAGTCCCCATAGCGGGGCTTGTGATCGCCGCCGTCCTGACTTATGAACTGATTTCCATGATTATCGAGAAGAACAATATGCACGACATTGATACCTTTATGTTCTTCAAATGGGCGTTCAAGTCAGCGGCGGCGGCAATCATCGTTAATCATACCTTTGATTTCATCATGGCGATTTTCCAGGTTGCGCAGACAATGGTTCAAAGGAGTGCCGGTGTCATAGATACCAACGCCAGCATCGACATTTCCTCTGCAATCGCCAACATCACGACGGAGCTTCAGGCCACGGGGCTTGGAGATCTGTTCGCCTTGATGCTGGAAACCTGGGTCGTATCCTTTGCCATGAAAGCGATGGGGCTTATCATCACGGTTATTTTGTATGGCAGGATGATTGAAATTTATATTTACGCCAGTGTCGGCCCGTTGCCCTTTGCCACCTTTATGAACCGGGAATGGGGCAACATCGGCACCAATTACGTCCGGGGGCTTGCCGCCCTAGGGCTGCAAGGCTTCTTAATCATGATCTGCGTCGGCATTTATGCCGTGCTGGTCAATGCTCTTTCCCTGGGCGGGGATTTGCAGGCTTCCATCTGGAGCTGCGCTGCCTACACGGTGCTTCTGTGCTTCAGCTTGTTTAAGACCGGCTCTGTAGCGAAAAGCATCCTAAACGCACACTAAGTTTTGAGAAAGGAGGGTTTTGATTGGCTTATGTGACGATTACCAAAGACTTGACCGAGGTTAAGGACAAGGTGGCTTTTGGGCTGACTAAGCGCCAGATTGCCTGCTTTTCCCTCGGCGGAATTGCAGGAGCGGGAACTTATTTCTTGACCCGGCACTCCCTGGGGAATGACCTTGCCCTGCTTCTTCTGATTGCCCTGGCAGCACCCTTTATGCTGTTCGGGCTGTATGAGAAGAACGGGCAGCCTTTGGAAAAGATTCTGAAAAATATCATCCGTGTCCGGCTGCTCGCACCGGCGGCCAGACCTTACCAGACCAACAATCGGTTTGCCGCCCTGGAGCGGCAGGCACGCTATGAAAAGGAGGTACAACAACTTGTTTCCATTCAGAACAAAACCACCGGCAAGAACAGCCGTGGGCTGGGAACATCTCGTGATCCGGCCCGACACCAAGCTGACCGCCGCCGACAAAAGGCGTGTGGAAAAGGCAATCCGGCGGGCAAAAAAAGAGGGTAAAATTGCAAAGACCGCCCAACAGACCATTCCCTATGAAGAAATGTACCCGGACGGCATCTGCCGCATCACAAACCGGCTTTACAGTAAAAGCGTCCTCTGCGATGACATCAACTATGCCGAAGCGTCTGACGATGAAAAGGCGGTTCTGTTTGAGCTTTATTGCAAACTGGTCAACTATTTCGGGCCGTCTGTGGGTTTTGAACTTTCCGTGATCTGCTACCCGGCAGACCTGGTGGAATACCGGAAGATGCTTGCCCTTAATCCCCAGCGCGACCAGTTCGATGAAATCCGAAAGGAGTACAGTGATATGCTGGTGCGGCAGGTTTCCAAAAGCCGGTATGAGCGCCGTATCTGCCTGACCTATACCATTGAAACAGACGGCATCAGGCAGGCCCGTTCCCGCCTAGAGCAGATCGACAATGATGTGGTGGGACATTTCCGCTCCCTGACGGTTGCCGCACATCCGATGGACGGTTATGAGCGGCTGACGCTTCTCCATAGGTGCCTGCATCTGGAAGAAAACCGGAAGTTCCGTTTTAACTGGGATTCCTTAAAGCACACAGGGCTGTCCAGCAAAGACTATATTGCCCCCAGCTCATTCTTCTTCAAGGATGGGCGCTATTTCCGTTCCGGCGCATCTTTCGGGGCGGTTTCTTTTTTGCAGATCCGGGCAACCAAACTGTATGACACGCTGTTAAACAGCATTTTGAACATAGAGGGGAGTCAGATCGTCAGCATCCATGCCAAAGCCCTCGACCAGAATGCCGCCTTGAAAGCGGTCAAGCGCAAGCTAAGTGATCTGGACAAGGCAAAGATTGACGAACAGAAACGGGCTGTCCGCTCTGGCTTTGATATGGACATCCTGCCGCCCGACCTTGTGACATTCGGCAAGGAAGCCCAGAAACTTTTGGAGGATTTGCAGAACCATGACGAGAAAATGTTTATGGTTACGATCCTGGTTGTCCATGCGGCGGCCAGTCGTCAGAAGCTGGAAAATCTGATTTACTCCGCAAACGGCATTACCAATACCCAGAACTGCGATCTGATCCGGCTGGACTATCAGCAGGAACAGAGTTTTGTGTCTGCGCTGCCCATCGGTATCAACCAGGTGGAAATCCAGCGTGGGCTTACCACCAGCGGGACGGCAATCTTTTTGCCGTTCCGTGCCTGTGAGGTGTTCCAGCCCAAAGGCGTTTACTATGGGTTAAACGCCACCACAAACCGGATGATTCTGGCTGACCGCAAAACGCTCAAGTGTCCCAACGGAGTGGTGCTTGGAACTCCCGGTTCCGGTAAATCCTTTAGCTGCAAGCGGGAAGCGGCAGATGTCTATCTGCATACCACGGATGACATTTTGTTCCTCGATCCTGAGAATGAATATACTTCCCTGTGCCAGCAGCTTTCGGGACAGGTGATCCGGCTTGCCCCGGACAGTCACGATTATATCAATCCTCTGGATGTAGACTTGACCACGAATACCGGCGAGAATCCGCTTCTGATGAAAGCGGACTTTATCATGTCATTCTGTGAACTGATTTTGTCCGCCGCCCAGGGCGGCTTGAAGCCCATTGAGAAATCGGTCATTGACCGCTGTATCCCCAAAATCTACCGCCAGCTCATCAAAGACCCCAGACCGGAGAATATGCCGATCCTGGGTGATTTGTATGAGTGCCTGCGGGCACAGCAGGAAGAACAGGCACAGGAACTTGCTACGGCACTGGAACTTTATGTATTTGGTTCCCTCAATTATCTGAACCACCGAACCAACGTCAATGTTGATAACCGTGTGGCCTGCTATGACATCAGCGGTCTGGGGCAGAATCTGAAAAAGCCCGGTATGTTGACTGTCCAGAATAACATCTGGCAGCGTACCACCGTGAACCGCTATGCCGGAAAGACCACCCGTATCTACTTAGATGAGTTCCACCTGCTTTTAAAGGAGCCGCAGACGGCTGCCTACACCGCAGAAATTTACAAGAGATTCCGAAAATGGAACGGCATCCCGACGGCTCTGACTCAAAATGTGAAAGACTTGTTGGAAAGCCCGGAGATTGAAAATATCCTGGAAAACAGCGATTTTATCCTGATGCTGAACCAGGCAGCCAGTGACCGGAACATTCTGGCACAGCGTCTTGGCATCTCGCCCCAGGAACTGGCGCACATCACGAACAGTGATGCCGGTGAGGGGCTTTTGTTCTTTGGGGATAAGATCATACCCTTTGTCGATAAATTCCCCACGGATACGAAGCTGTATCGGGTTATGACCACGAAGCCTGCGGACTTGGCAGCATAAGGAGGTCTGCCATGAAGAAAAAAGCCAACATCTACGATGCTGACGATGTGGAGCGCAGCAAACGGCTGAATTTCACCCCGGAGGAACGGGCTGCCCGTGCGGAACACAAGGCGGAGGTTTTGGGCACGAATCTGGAAAAAGCGAAAAAGAAAGTGCCTAAGAAGAAAAAGCTGCGCCTGCAAAAAGAACTTGACCCCGAAAAAAGCAAGTTGAAGCACACGCTCCGGTTTGAGGAAGTGGAGAAAAAACGTGGTCAGGAAGCCCTGCCGAAAAAAGCGGGCAGGCGTATGGTACAGAGTGCCAGTGCCGGCGTCCACTCCAAACTTCATCAGGTCGAGGAGGAAAACGTGGGCACAAAAGCCGCCCACCGGACAGAACTTGCGTCTGAGGGGGCCGCTGCTCTCGCCAGCCATGAAATCCGTAAGTATCGGCAGAACGCCCCTTATAAGCGGGTGGAGAAACTGGAAGCCCAGGTCAATCGGGCGAATGTCAGCGCCGCTTACCATGCCGCTGTCCGTGATAACCCGGAATTGCAGGAAAGCATGGTCAAGCGGCTTATTCAGAAACAGCGGATTAAGCGCCAGTATGCTAAAGAATTTCGGAAAGCAAAGCAAGCGGAGAAACAGGGTTCGGCGGTTGTTCAGAAAGCAAAGGATATGTTTGGCAGCATCGGTCAGACTGTGGCGACTGTGGTACAGGAGCATAAGGGCGGGCTGGTGATGGCTGGTGCGATTGCCATGCTGATTATTATGGTGTTTTCGTCCCTTTCTTCCTGCTCTGTAATGATGGACGGAGCCATGAGCGCCGTGCTGGGAACTTCCTACACTTCGGAAGATCCTGACATCATTCAAACGGAAGCCAATTACACCGCTCTGGAAACTGCTTTGCAAAATGAACTGGCAAACATCGAGCGCACCCACTCTGGCTATGATGAATACCGGTACGATGTGGACAGCATCGGACATAACCCCAATGAACTGATTTCCTATCTGACGGCAAAGTTTGACGCTTTTACGCCTGCCCAGGTGCAGGCAGAATTGGAAGCCATGTTTGACAGGCAATACAGCCTGACCACCCGTGAGGTGGTGGAGATCAGAACCCGCACGGTTACTTCCACTGACCCGGAAACCGGGGAAACCACGGAGGATGAGGAGGAATATGAGTATTACATCCTCTATGTGACCCTTAGAAACAAAGGATTCGGGGCGGTTGCTCTGGAGAACTTGGACGAGGAGCAGAAAAAACGCTATACGGCCACGCTTTCCTTAAAAGGGAATAAACCCTATCTGTTCGGCGGCGATATTTACGCCAATGAAAGCGCCGGTGAAGATTACGACATTCCGGGGGAAGCCCTGGCTGATCCTGATTTTGCCGCACTGATCACAGAAGCTGAAAAATATTTAGGGTTCCCCTACGTCTGGGGCGGTTCTTCTCCAAGTACCAGCTTTGATTGCAGCGGATTTGTCTGCTATGTTTACACGCACAGCGGTGTCTACAACCTGCCCCGCACCACAGCCCAGGGCATTTATAACCAATGCGCCCATATCCCAATGTCGGAGGCCAAACCCGGCGACATCATTTTCTTTACCGGCACTTATAACTCCCCTGGGCCGGTGAGCCATGTGGGGATTTACGTCGGTAATAATATGATGATTCACTGCGGCAATCCGATTCAGTACGCAAGGACTGACAGCAGCTATTGGTCGCAGCATTTCTACGCCATAGGCAGATTAAATTAAGGAGATGATCTCGATTAAAATAGGATTGATTGATGTAGATGGACACAGGTGGCCGAACTTGTGCCTGATGAAACTCTCTGCTTATCACAAGGCAAGAGGCGATTCTGTGGAATGGCATGATGGCAGGAAACATTATGATCTTGTCTATATGAGCCGTGTATTCACTGACAGCTATTCCAAAGATTATGCCGGAACCATCCATGCAGATGAGATTGTCCGTGGAGGCACCGGATATGGTCTGAAGAACCGGCTCCCGTGGGAAGTTGAACACACTCGGCCTGATTATACTCTATACCCGCAGTTTTTGGGATCTGCCTACGGTTTTTTGTCACGGGGCTGTCCCCGTGGCTGCGGGTTCTGTATTGTGGGAGAAAAAGAGGGACGAAAAGCGGTAGCGGTGGCAGACCTCTCCGAATTCTGGTCTGGGGAAAAGGAAATTAAATTGTTAGATGCAAACCTCTTAGCCTGTCCGGACTGGGAAAACCTTTTATGCCAGCTTGCAGACAGCAAGGCAACCGTGGATTTTACACAGGGGCTTGATGTGCGTCTGATTACCCCGGAAAAAGTGGATGCACTAAACCGTGTTAAAACAAAGATGCTGCACTTTGCATGGGATAATCCAGAAGATGATTTGACCGGTTATTTTAAGCGTTTTGCGGAATTAACCAATGTAAAGGATTACCGGAAACGGCGGGTCTATGTGCTGACGAATTACGGGAGCAGCCACGAGCAGGATTTGTACCGGATTTATACTCTGCGTGACATGGGATATGACCCTTATGTGATGATCTATGAAAAAGCCACGGCCCCGCCGATTACGAGGAAATTACAGCGTTGGGTGAATAATAAGCGTCTTTTCCGGGCGGTCCCGGATTTTTGCAATTATGATCCGACCGGCTGGAAAAAGCAAAAGGAGGTTTTGACTTGAGTAACAAGTTGCAGAAAGTCTTGTCGGAGATCGACAAGGTAAAAGAAAAAATCGCTGTCCAGCAGACCCGGCTTAGGGAACTGGAACAGCAAAAGACTGAACTGGAAAATATGGAGATTGTTGGTATGGTTCGTGGGCTGGATGTAGCCCCGGAGGAACTGGCAGCATTTATCAAGGCGTTCCGTGGATCTAAAGCCGGGACGCCTGATTTTATGGAAAGAGAGGATAGCGAACATGAAGAATCTGAACATGAAGCGGAGTAAGCGGCTGACCGGAATGGTCTGCATGATGCTCTCCATCTTCCTTTTAACAATGCCCCTTTTGGGCATGGCTGCGGCGCAGGACGTATCGGGCAACGATGTGCCTGCCTGCATTTGTGACACGAAATGCTCTGTGGAAACTCCCAATCAGGAGTGCCCGGTGTGTAGAGAAAATGTCGATGCCTGCAAAGGGCAGGCGGCAGAACCGAACACACTACCCTGTTTTTGCGAGAAGAAATGCACCAAGGACGATCACAATACCGAGTGCCCCGCCTGCGCTGCCGATATGGATTTGTGTACCGCTCCCCCGGCAGGAGAACCGACAGCCTGTGTCTGCACGGTTCTGTGCCAGGAGGATGCGGTGAATCCTGACTGCGCCGTCTGCCAGTCTGACCGGGCACAGTGCATTGGGAAAGTACCGGATACACCGGTGGAGCCGGAGCAGCCTACGGAGCCGGATACGCCCACGGAGCCGGAACAGCCTGCCGAGCCGGAAAAATGCACCTGTACCGATAAGTGTACCGCTGGTGCGGTCAATACAGGCTGCGTGATCTGCAAGAATGACCTGACAAAATGCGAGGGCAAGGAGACGGAAGTAGCTGACCCCAAGTTTACCATTTCCATTCTTGCCCCGGATGGCTGGTACACCAATCGGGCAACCGTGGAAATCCGCATTAAGGATGTCAATAAAACCGGATGGGATACCGTGGAAGCCAAAATCAACAGCGGTGGAAGTTGGATTGATTTGACGGACGATCTGGTGGATAAGGACAAGGTATTCTTGGAAATCTCCGAAAACTGCACTATTTATGTGACCGTGACCGATAAAAACGGAAAGTCCCACACCAAGAACCGTTACATTGAGGTCTTTGACCGGGAAGCCCCGACAATCCGTGCGGGAATTGAGGGCGAACTGCTCCGTGTAGAAGCAAGCGACGACCTCTCCGGCGTGGATAAAATCTACGTCTGCGGCAATTCTTTTTCCAAACTGAATAATGGCACTCTGGATATTCGCCTGAAAGATTATGCGGACAATTATGAGCAGATCACGATCCAGGCCACTGACCGTGCCGGGAATAAAAGCCGCATGACCCAGCTTAACAATCCCTACTATGAGGAACCGAAAAAAGACAACAATAAGACTTCCAGTTCTCCCACAAGTCCGTCTGTTCCTGCATCAACGGTTACAACACCCACGGGTGTGGGCACCGGCACCACGCTTTCACAGTCTGGCATTGGCGGGGCTGCCTCTACCGGGCAGACGGCAAAGCCTACCGGCAGCACTGCTTCTTCCTCAAATAAAGCGGATACCGGAAAAGACCCGTCTGCGGTAAGCCCGGTTGCCATAGAGGAAACGGAGGATAACCCGTTTACCCCGGACGGCAGCGCCACGGTGGTTGATAACGCTACCGATGAACAGGGCAAGGAGTTTTATACCATTATGACCCCGGATGAAAACGTGTTTTACCTCATCATCGACAAGCAGCGTGACGGCGAAAATGTGTATTTCCTCAATGCCGTAACGGAAAGCGACCTGATGGCGCTGGCACAAAAAGACACGGACAGCCAGACTGTCACACCGACCGCACCGTCAGAGCCGGAACCCGCCGCTCCTGCCGAGCCGGAGGAACCGTCAGCACCGGAAACGCCGGAAACCGAACCGGAGCAGCCCGCCCCCAAGAGTAACAACAGCATGATGTTCCTTGTGATCGTGGCTGCGCTGGCGGCTGGCGGCCTGGGCTACTATTTCAAGGTTTATAAGCCGAAGCATGATCTGGATGATGCCGAGGACATCGACGATTTTGAGTTTGAGGGGCCGGAGGAGCCTACCGTCAACGAAGATGAGGAAGCAACCGGCGAGGATGCAGGTCAGGAGGAACTTTCCGAGGAAGAAGAAGCCGAACAGCGCAGGCTTTATGAAGAAGATAACGAGGACATTCCCATCGAGGGCGACGATGACCTTGTTTTCTGATAACCCCGGACTGGAACGGATGATGCAGCAGAAACCCGCTGGGCGGCAGGCGTCGGAGGAAAGGCCGGCACCTGCCCCCGATTCCCCCTGCTATGACTGTGGTTATGGCAAGGGGCGGCGCTGTGTGGGTATCTGCTACAAAAAGCTGATGAGCGAAAGGAGGAAAACGGCTTGAAGTTAGTAATTGCAGAAAAGCCCAGCGTGGCGCAGAGTTTAGCCGCCGTGCTGGGCGCAAAGGAACGTGGACAGGGATATTTGCAGGGCAACGGTTATGTGGTGTCCTGGTGCGTGGGGCATCTCATCGGGCTGGTAGCGGCTGACGCTTATGACGCCCGGTATTCCAAGTGGTGCTATGAAGATCTGCCCATTATCCCGGAAAAATGGAAATACACAGTGGCACCGGATAAAAAAGACCAGTATGAGGTGCTGGTTTCCCTGATAAACCGCCCGGATGTGGAAAGCCTTGTGTGCGCTACGGATGCGGGGCGTGAGGGGGAATTGATTTTCCGGCTGGTCTATGACCATGCCGGATGTACGAAACCCTTTGAACGGCTGTGGATCAGCAGTATGGAAGATTCTGCAATCCGGGAGGGATTTGAGAACCTGCGCCCCGGCACAGATTATGACCTTTTGTATCAAGCTGCCCTGTGCCGTGCCAAGGCGGACTGGCTGGTGGGCATCTCCGGCACCAGGCTATTTTCTACCCTGTACCGGAAAACTTTGAACATCGGCAGAGTTATGACCCCAACCCTTGCCCTGGTGGTAGACCGGGAAACTGCCATTTCCAATTTTAAAAAGGAAAAGTTTTATACGGTGGTGCTGGACTGCGGGAAGTTTACCGCAGCGAGTGAACGGTGTGAGAACCGAAAAGCTGCCGACCATCTTTCAGCCGCCTGCAGCACGCAGGCGGCTGTTGTGCAGTCCGTGGAAAAGAAGCAGAAATCCACCCAGCCGCCCAAGCTCTATGACCTGACTTCGCTTCAGCGGGACGGGAATCGGCTGTTTGGCTATACCGCCCAGCAGGTGCTTGACTATGCCCAGGCACTGTACGAGAAAAAACTGCTGACCTACCCCCGGACGGATTCCAATTATCTGACGGAGGATATGAAAGACACCATTCCGGTACTGTGTGAGCTGGCGGCGTCCGCACTGCCGTTCTCCGTACCGGTTTCCGATGTGGATGCGTCCCGTGTTATCAATAACAGCAAGGTCAGCGACCACCACGCATTACTGCCCACAAAACAGATTTCCGGTGCTGACCTCTCCTCACTCCCTGCCGGGGAACGCAATATCCTGACATTGGTAGCGGTGCGCCTGTTGTGTGCTGTGGGAGAAAAGCATCTTTATGAGGATACCGCCGCTGTTCTTCTCTGTGGCGGCGTTACCTTTACGGCAAAAGGGCGTGTGGTAGTATCGCCCGGTTTTAAGGCGGTGGAACAGGCTTTCTTTGTCACGCTGAAAAAGAAGCCAGAGGATGATTCCAAGGACGAGGATGTCAAAGCCCTGCCGCCGCTTGCAGAGGGGCAGACCTTTGAAAAGGTCAAGGTTTCCGCCAAAGAGGGAACCACCAGCCCGCCCCGGCATTTCACAGAAGATCTGCTTTTATCAGCTATGGAACACGCCAGCGCCGAAGAATTTGCTGAGATCGAGGGTGCAGAGCGCACGGGCCTGGGCACGCCTGCCACTCGTGCCAGCGTTCTGGAAAAGCTGGTGCGTGGCGGTTTCCTGGAACGCAAAGGCAGACAGCTTCTGCCCACAAAAAAGGGCTTCAACTTGATTGTGGTGCTGCCGGACAGCGTAAAATCCGCCAAACTGACCGCCCAGTGGGAAGCTGGCTTAAAAGCTGTGGAGCGTGGCGAACAGGCTCCCGATGTGTTTATGGGCGGCATTGAGCAGATGGTGTCCGATCTGGTTGCCCAGTACAGTGCCGTCAAAGCGGATACTTCCCTGTTCCAGCAGAGGGAGGTCATCGGGAAATGCCCACGTTGCGGCTCTGATGTGCTGGAGGGCAAAAAGAATTTTTACTGCTCCAACCGGGAGTGCCAGTTTTCCATGTGGAAAGATGACCGTTTTTTCACTTCCAAGCACAAGGAACTGACCAAACCGATGGCGGCGGCGCTCTTGAAGAATGGACGTATCAAGATGAAAGGTCTGTTCAGCGAGAAAAAAGGCGTACTCTATGACGCTGTGGTGGTGCTGGCAGATACCGGCGAAAAGTATGTGAATTACAAGATCGAGCTGCCGCCCAGACCGAAAACCAAAGGAAAGGAGTAACCTATGGCGGATGTAAACCGAAATGAAGAAAAAGTACCTGCCCCGGAGGAGATTCACGGGCTGGCGGCTGCCCTTGACCAGTTTGTGGAGGATTTTGACCCTTATGAGTACATGGACACCGTTGAGGACAAAGCACAAAACATCCGGGATACCGAAGCGATGCTGCTTGCGGGAAAAACGGATGGGCTGAAAAGCTATCTGCTGGGCTTTATCGACGATGGCCGTGATCCCCAGGCGGTGCTGGCAGCACAGGAGCTTATGAAACGGCTGGAAGAAATCGCCCCGCAAAATATTCTGCGAACCGCTGAAATGAGCATGGAGCAAAACTGCAACATGATCGATGGGATTCTCAATAACCTGCAAAACCCGGAAGAAGCGGGATTTTCCATTGACGGCGGCTCCCGTTACTTAGCAATCCAGACCTGTGACAACGGCTACGATTACACCTTTTTCAATCAGGATTTTCAGGAGTTGGACGGCGGGCAGCTTGACAACCCGGAATTTTCCATGTCGAGGGCAATCTATGAACTGCTCTCCGATGAACGCCTGCAGGAGACAAAGCTGGAAGCCCTGGACTATGCGTTTTTAATGGAACAGGCGGAAGCTGCTGAAAAGGAGAAGCGTGCGGCGGCGCTGGCGGCGCTGGCAATGCAGGAGCAAAAACAGGAAACGCCGCTTTTGCGGGTCGTGCCGGTCAACCGCTTTGAGCGGTATATTGAACCCAGTGAGATTACCCAGGATCAGTACATTGTCAAAGGCGGCATCCTTTTAACGCCTTGTGCGTCCAGCCCGGATTTTTATGAGTCCTCTAACCGCAGGGTAAACGGCAGCTACATTGATGCCCATATCTATGAAGTTGCCGAGAGGAGCAAGCGGGGCAAGCCTACCGCTTTTCGTGTGCTGGAGGATGCGCCGGTGGAGAATCCCTTTGAGCCAGTGGGCAAAGAAATCGCCATTACCCAGTCTGGCGGGATTCCCTGCGGCCTGGTGTATAAGCATGAAATGGAGGGCTTTATCCTTGCTGATAAGACCGTGCTGCTTCAGAAAGAACGGGATGCCCACGGGAATTACTACGGCGGCATCAGTCTGGACGGCATGATGTTTAAGATTCCAAAGATGTATGCCCCTGTCACGGATGAAACTGGCGGGATTGCCGCATTTAGGCAGATGAGGGAAAAGGATTTTTCCAGGAAAGAGCCACAAAAGAAGCCGGAGAAAAAGCCCTCGATCCGGAAGCAGCTTGCGAAAAAGCCGGAACAGCATACAGAAGCCAAGCCCCCGGCGAAGCGGAAAGATTTGGAGAGGTAATGCCTATGAGATTGACAAAGTATGAGCAGGAAACGATCATTCTCTTTAATGAGAGTGAATCCACTGCTGCGGTTTATACCTACAACACCAGATTGCAGAACACTCTGAACAGCTTGTGCCAGAGCCACCCGGAACAGGCCACGCAGACCGGCGACAATGGCTACGGCGGCCTGACATACTCACTTCCCAAGAAGTGGGTCAAGATTGCCCCGCCCAGGGTGCTGTCTGAAGCACAGAAAAAGGTTTTGGAGGATATGAACCGAAAGAATAAGGAGCGCCGATAATAAGAAACAGGCGGTATCCGTTCTTTTCAGATACCGCCTGTTATTCGTCTGTGTACTTCATCCGTTCAATAAATCCAATCAGTAACTGGATGTCCTCATCCGTCATGGTATAGATATAGTCAATCGCTTTTTGTTGGATCAAAGTGGTTTCTTTTTCTTCTTTGAAGAATTCTGATGGTGTGATACCTAAGTATTCACAGATATAAAGGAACTCGCTCATAGACGGGAGCGACCTGCCGGATGTGATGCCACGGATATAACTGGTGCTGTGTCCTAAATCCAGGCTCATTTTTCGTTCTGAAACCTGCTTTTCTTCCCGGAGTTTGAAAAGCCGTTCACGAATAAATTGTTCTTCCATTTGCTATTCCCTCCCTGTAGATAATCATAATTCACGCCGAAGACAAAACCGAGCGATTGTAACGCCTGTTTCTATTGAATTGAGTGTTTATATCGCTTATAATCGAATCATTCAGGCGATTACAGTATTTACTTAGGAGGAAGCTTTTATGAATATGAGGAAGATATACCGGAAAGTGGCGAAAGAGTATGGCGTCAGTGTGGAAGAAGTCAAGCGGGAAATGCAGGCCGCTATTACGGACGCATATACCAATCCACTAAATAATAACGGGATAACCAAAACCTACCAGAGCCGTGTTCCGTGTAAGGGAGAAATTCCAACCCCGGAAGAATTGATCCGCCATTTATCGGAACAGGCAAAACAAAATTACTAAATAGTTTATCTAAGAACCACACCCAGAACTTGTAAAAAAGCAGGTTCTGGGCGTTTTTCGTTTGAAAGGAGGTCACAATGGCAAACAGATGGTTTCTGTATATTTCCGAGTTGGCGCAGAAAGCCCAGCAGGAAGTGACGAAAACGCCGGAAAACTGGCAGAAGTTTCTGACTACCGCATCCCGGTTTTATAAAAGCTATGATTTTGACGACCAGCTTTTAATCTATATCCAGCGCCCGGATGCAGTCGCCTGTGCGGACATCGAAACGTGGAATAACAAGATGCACCGCTGGGTCAACGCCGGTTCCAATGCAATCGGCCTGATCCGCAAAGGCACAGGCGGCAGACCCTATATCCAGAACGTCCACGACGTTTCCGATACCCATAGGGTAAAAGGCGGCAAAGCCCCGTGGCTTTGGAGAATGGAGGAAGCCTATCATGCCCCAGTTATGGAACGGCTGGCAAAAGCGTTCGGTATTCCGGAGGGCGGCGACCTGGGCGAGTGCCTGATGGAAGCAGCATCAAAAGTGGCGGAGGAACACTACGGGGAATATCTCCGTGACCTGCACTATGAGGTGGAGGACAGCTTTTTAGAGGGGATGGACGACCACAACATTGAGGTCATTTTCCGTGACACTATAAAAGCCAGCGTCCAGTATGCAGTTTTAACCCGCTGTGGGCTGGATGCTTCCCTCTATATCGACGCAGACGATCTGCGGGGCATCACGAACTTTAACAACGTGGGCACCCTGGCCTGCCTGGGCACTGCCACCGCTGAAGCCAACCGCACCATTTTAATGGAGATTGGTGAGGCAGTAAAAAATATCCAACTGGAGCAGATCAGACAGGCGAAAAAAAGCCTTGCCAAACAGCCGGATGTGTCCTATAATGAAGATGAACAATTTAATACTTTAAAGCGTGAAAGGAGCGGCAAAGATGAGCGAATTGACATACACCAACCGGAACGGCTATCAGATTCCGAACATCGTGATGGACAGCAAGGAGAACGAACCGGAAACCCTGACCCGGTACGGCAGGGCGAGGGAGAAATATCTGATGGAACACCGGAAAGCGGCTTACACGGCGATGCTGCTGAAAGGAACCCTGTGGGCACATCTGACGGAGATCGACCAGGCGGCGAACCAGCAGGTAGAGAGCGTGATGGCGGAACTGGCGATGAGCGAGGGCGTGACGGAGGAACTGAAAGCAGCCAATCAGATGGAATGGGTACAGCGGATGAACAACATCCGGCAGAGAGCCGAGGAGATCGTGATGGCAGACCTGATTTACAGTTAAATACAGACACCCGGACGGCAGGCGGCGAGCCTGCCGTTTTATCGTCTGTGGAGATGGGCGGCCCCTATTCCGATGCCAGCCCGTCTTTTACACAAATGTCCCTGTTCCCCACCGTGGAGGAACAGATTGAACAGATCGCCCAGTCACAAGCGGAGGCAAGCGCCCCCGCTTTTTCTGTGGGCATGGTGCCGGAGCAGGCAGTCGAGCGGATTTTGTCTGCCGGAACCAACGAACCTGCCGGGGCGCTCCGTATTTATGCCCAGTATCAGGCTGGCGCTCCTACGGGAGAAATGGCGGTATCCTTACGCAAAGAGTTCGGCACCGGTGGGCGTGGCTTTACCATAGGCGGCGCTCCATATGCGGTCTGGTTTGATGAAAACGGGTTTTCTATCAACAGCGGTAAAAGTGCCCGCTATGACAAAGAGAGCCTGCGCCTGTCCTGGACGGAGGTAGAAAGCCGTATCCGCAGGCTGGTGGAAACCGACAAATATCTTTCTGCGAAACAGGCAGGCCAGGTCAAAGGAAATGAATTTAAGGAGCTGGCGGCACAGCTTTGGTATCTCCGTCAGGATTTTGGCGATGGGGCAAAGGAAGCCGGACTTCTCCCCACTGTGGATGGAATTTATATGCAGAGGGGCGGCTTCCCGGAGGATACGGCTAAGTTGGAAAAGCTGCTTCAATCCCCGGAGCAGTTAGCGGCTGTTGTAAAAGAAATGGAGAACTTCTGCGATGCTTACCAGGAGAACCGGGAAATCCTGCGGTTCCATTTTCACCGCCCCAACGCCATTCTGCACCGGCTTGAGCAGGCGCAGATCCCGGTAAAAGTTTTTCCACTGGATGGGCAGTTCAAGGAAGAACGCCCCACTTTTATTACAGAGGACGAAATCAATGAGGTGCTTGCCCCAGGTGGCAGCTATTCGGACAGCAAGCTGGCAGTTTATGTGTTTTTCCAGAATCACACAGACCGCAAAGAAAGACAGGATTATCTAAATGTAGCGCGACACGATTTTTGAGAAATTCGGACAGGATAATTGAGAAAAAATAGCGCCATTCTAAGAAGCATTTCCGAGCTCGCTCAAATGCATCGACGGCCCCCGAAAAAGCCGGGAGCCGCCCATGCAAAGGAGCGGGCTTTTTTGGCGCTCGGAGGAGCGGTTTTGCCGCCCCTCCTGCGCCGTCTAAGCCCAAGGGGTAGTAGTTACTCGCCGTCGCCCTCGTCGGCGGCCACAGCGGTCGCCTGAGTGGCTTCTTCCCACCCATAGACGCCGGGTTCCCACACGTTGTTGTCAGCGGTGCTCACCCAGTTCTTGCCGTTGTGAGAAGCCTTGTCGCCCTTGGCGTAAGCATCGTGTGCGCCGATGGGCTGCACCCACTCGGGGAACTCGTCGAGCGGGTTGCCGATGCGCGTCCACATGGAGGGCGTCGCAGAGGGCTTGGTGTTCTGGCCCTCGTTGGTGACGTCATGGATGGAGCGGTAAAGGTTGCCCTCGTCCTGCACGATGTCACCCTGCTTGCCGCGCCAGTTGGCGTCCCATTCCACGAAGAGGTCGGGGTACTCGGCGATCGTGGTCTCGTCGAGCTGCTGTTCCTGTGCCGCCTTGACAAACATCAGCTCGGCGACCGCCTGAGCGGATGCGGCGCGGCGCTCCGTGCCGTGGATCTCCTTGACCGACCTTTTGGGAGTCAAATACTTCACGTCCTTATTCATACGCACCTCCGAAGCCCGAGATGGAGACTTCACCCTCGAAGCCCTCATTCTTTGTGATGGTGAAGCGGATATTCACGCCCCACTTGCTCGCGGTCTTGGTCTTGTTGGTGAAGTTGTAGACGCGGTTGATCTGCACCATCGCCGTGATGTCCTCCCATGTGGGAACGGCGTCGAAGCCGTTGTTGCACGCCTCCACCTTGGCGACCGCGCCCTCGATCTTCCACGTCGGCGTCACAAGCACTTTGGTCGCCGCTGCGTCGGTCTCTTCCGGCGCGGCCAGCTCAAACTTGATGACCGTCTCTTTCTTGCTGAAGGAGAAGACGCGGACGCTGGTAGCGAAGTTGCCGTCGACCGCCTCGATGCGGAGCTGGTGTTGTCCGTTAGTCAGCGAGAGCCACTTCTCTCGGGTCAGCTCGATCGTTTCCTGCTGTCCCAGCGTCGCCTGATAGCTGCGGATCTGCACATCGTCCACGAACTCGGTGACGACCACGTTGTCGCCCTCGACGTCGCTCACGGTGTAGTTCTCCGCGAAGCTCCCGTTCTTCAGACCGAGGGCCTTGTCCTGCCCGGAGATCGTCGGCGCGGAGTTCGTGCGCTTGAAGGTGACACGGCGGTAGGCCGTGCCGCCCTTGCCGTCCGTGACGGTGATCTTGAGGGTGTTGACCGAATTGAGGCCCAGCGCGTAGAGCTTTTCCGAGGTGATCGTCACGGTCAGCTCCTCGCCCTTGGGCGCGTTGTTGATCGTGCGGATCGTCTCGTCGTTGAGCTCCTCCACGACGGTCAGTGTGTCGCCGTCCGCGTCGTCGATGGTGTAGGCGTAGGTGAAGCCGAGGTTCTTATCCCCGAGGTTGCCGTCGCTGCCGGAAATGGTCGGGGCGGAGTTGGTGCGGGTGAACGTCCACGTCCGGGTCGCTGTGCCGCCCTGCCCATCGCTGACGACGACCTTGACAGTGTGCTTGCCGAGGCTCAGGGAATCGACATCGACGGAGATGGTGTTTACCAAATTTCGCGTCGGGGCAAACGACTTCGTCGTTTGCCCATCGAGCGACTCCGTCGCCGTCAAGACGTCGCCGGAGTCGGCGTCATCGACCGTGTAGGTGATTGTGAAATTGCTGTTCTTATCTCCGAGATCTCTGTCACTGTCAGAGATCAGAGGGTCAGTGTTCAGGATTTCAAGGACGGGGCGGAAACCGACGAGCGGGTCGGAGTACGTAGCATAGTAGTAGCTGTTCCAGTAGCGGGCCGAATTGTACCCGCGAACCGCACGGCACGACGTATTCGAGGAATACGTCTCTTGACACCAAGTATAGACACCCGCCCAATTCCAGAGGGCGTTATGCGTGCTGCTAAAGTCGGTCGAGTTGAGGTTGCTGTCGAGGTCGGAGGACACAGGAGCCGGGAGGCCCGTGATGACCTCCTCGCGGGTGATGAATCTGTCCCACTCGTTATTGGTGGGCGTGCCGCCCGCGTATGCGTCGGAGGTATTGCGGTAGTTGCTGCCACCCGTCAGGGAGCGGAGCTTGTACTTTGCGCCGTCAATGGTGACCTCCTTGCCGAAGATCCAGCCCGCGCTGTTCAGGTCGTTCCATGTGACGTTGACGAGGATGACACGGTCACAGATGAGCAGCGTCTTGTCGCCGTCCTTGATCTTCACCCACTGGAGCTTCTTCGCGTCGTCCGAGGGCGTGTTGCCGAAGCTGTAGTTTGAAATGCTGCCGGACATCGAGGGGATATTGCCCGCACTGGACGCTCCGCTGGGTGCGCTGTCGTTACGCCACGGCTTTGTAGGTCTTGCCAGCGCCGCGCCGTTGTTGTAGAATCCGCCGAGCTTGACGGTTCCGAGATATTGCGCCATAAGGTAGCTCTCCTTCCGTTTTGATGAAGCGGTAGGGAGCGAAGATCTTCTTCGCCAGATTGTAGGCGCAAGCCCACCGGGCGAAGCCGAGCCACGAGTTGACCGATTGAACGATCGCCGCCTTCGTGATCGTGCCCTCCTGCAGCTTCTCCATCATCCGCTTGATGCGCCGCTTCTCCCGCCGTTTCGACTCGGTACGGAGAAGCAGGTGCGTCGCTTTGATTTTGAAGCCGTAGGCGTTCACGCCCTGCCGCACATAGAAAATCTTGGTCTTTTGGTTGGTCTCAAGGTGCAGTCTCTCTTGGAGGAACACCTTGATCTTTGCTAACCACTCCCGGGCGATTTCCTTGTCCGGCGCTATGATGACGACATCGTCCATGTAGCGCGTGTAGAGCGTCGCACCGAGGAAGCGGATGCAGAATTGATCGAGCTCGTTGAGGTAGATGTTGGCGAAGTCCTGAGAACTCACGTTCCCCAGTGGAATCCCTCTCTCGCCCTCCGGCGAGCTGTCGATCACTTTGCAAAGAAGCCTGTAAAAACGGAGGAAGTCCTCGTATTTCTCGGGGTACTTCTTCTTGAGCTTCTTGAACCGCTTCGCGATGATCTGCTTGAGCACGCTGCGGTCGATGCTGTAGAAAAACTTGCGGACGTCGATCTTGATGACCGTCGCCTCGTCGCCCCACTTCATGCGGGCGACCCTCATGTCGTGCTGTACGTTGAAGGCGGCTCGGATGGGGCCTTTTCCGTACATACACGCAAATGAACGGTTGACGAATACCGGGCGGAAGAGCGTCTGCAGCTCCTGATGGATGACGAGCTGCACGATCTTATCCCGCAGCGGCGGGATGTGGAGGCTGCGCTCCTTCGGCTCCACGATGATCCTGTGCCGATACTTTCCCGGCGTGTACTCACTAACGCCCGCCTGTCTCGTTTTCTCAATTTTCTTGAGATCGCGCCATAGGCGCACGTTGTTCACTTCGGAGTAGAGGTCGTAGAGCACAGCCTCCCGTGTAAACTTGCGGCTGCCCCGCAAGGCGGTCTTGTAGCCCGCCTCAATCGCTGCCCAGCCCACGGCGTCCTCATAGCTGGAGGGCGGTGGGATCGGCGGCACGAGGGCCTTCTTGGTGCTCTTCGTGTTGTAGAGCATAATGGGGAATTTCGTCATTCGTGGCATCCTTTCCTTTTAGAACGGCTTGGCACCCATGACGCGGGTTGCTACCCACATTGTAGACCTCCCTCCGCCTCCCAATACGAGAGGGCGGGCGAAGCTCAGTCACTGTTTTTACGCCGTTTCTCAACATGGCGAAGGATTACCTCTCCCTTGAAGTATAACAAGGACACGCACCTGAAGCCGTAGCCGCAGATGACGTAATAACCTACAAGGCGGGGCGGAAACCGACGTTCGGGTTGGAGTTCGTAGCATTGTTGTTGTTCCAGTTGCGGGCCGAATTGTACCCGCGAACCGCACGGTTCGACGCCAGACAGAGATAACCCTAAGTAGGTGCTGTACTTTTTCTGATGGTCTATTTTCGGTTGTTGATGAAGAACTTTTGCAGTCCTCCAATGATGCGCCCGATCTCCTCGAGCTTTCCTTGCAGTTCCAAGAGTTTCTTCTGCGTGATGTACTTCTGGTTCTTGGCGACACCTAAAAGCACGAGCAGCAGTGTCTTCTCTGCGTCCGCCTCATCCAGCCACATGAGCCGTCTGTTGACGTTCGTGAGGTTGTTGGCCATAACAGCCGCTCGGATAAGCTTGTAGCAGGATTGCTTGATCTCTTGGCACAAGGAGAACTTCTCGGAGGCGGGGAAGTTTTTCAGCAAGGGGTATATATCCCTTTCGAGAAATATCTCAGTTTTCTTTTGCAGGACTGACGGCTCTGCCATGATACACACACCTCTTTTCCCGAACGCGGGCAAGCTCGGCGTGATCACCATAATATTCGAAGCCGTAGTCCGTGAGTTTGATCCTGACAGGCTTGCCGCTGATGATGCTGTGCCCTGTGATGAGGACGTCGGCGTCCCCTGTGAGGGACAGCCCCGCCTCCGTCTGCAGGTTCAGCACACCATCCGGCGACCCGCCGCACTTCTCGCATACCGGGGCCAGCTCCACGAGCAAGCTCCCGATGATGCAGCTTGCTTCCTTGCGGCTGCAAGCGACCTTATACATAGATTTTTCGCGCCACAGAGTCGTAAATCCCTGACGTGATCGCGACCGAGGTCACGGTGTTGAAGTTGATAAGAAAGACATTGTTGACCATGTTGTTCAGCGTCGCATCCTTCAACACCTTAATCTCTTTCTGCGCGTCGGCAATCTGAGCCTCATGGAGAATGACCGCTTCACGGTTTGTGAAAATGCCTTCGTCCATGTGGTTCATATTCACCTGACTCACAGGCGTTCCTTCCTGAATGACCTCTCCCGTCTCAATGTCTTGGACGTGATCGAGCCACCCGATTTTTTCATAGGCTTTCATTGCTGCTTTCGACCTCCACTTCTAAGATATTATATTTGAAGGCTATATAAAGCCCCTTGCCCGGTGTTTTTGTGAAGACCCGTTCGCCCGCTGACGCGATGATGTCGCCGTCTTTGTCCACGAGCTGCACCTCGGCGACGTCACCGATCACGGTATCGTCGAAGTAAATGTAGACCCTTGCGCTTGCGCCCTGCACGAAGCGGCGGAAGGGCTCCGCTGTCTGTGGCACGCCGTTGAGCGTGTAGGCCGCGTGATCGACCGAGTCAACGAACCGCTGCCCGATCTTCTGGATACCGATAGAAGTCAATGTTTTCATTCTGCTGCGCCTCCTTTCGCGTTGGTAGAGCAGCGCGTAGAGGTGGAGCATCTCAGGTAGACCTTTGCACCCTGCGCCGCCTTCGAGCCCACCTCAATGTCCGAGGCGAAGCCCTGATAAATGGTGTACGCGCCGAAGTGATAGAACTCCTCGGAGGCTGCAAATGTGCCGGCTCTCGGGAAGGGATTGTCGCCGCCCGATGCGCCGCCCTGCGCCATGACCGTCGAGACCACAAGGCGACCTTCGCTGACGATATGCGGCCACACGCCGCACACGATCTCTCCGCACCTTGGATAGCGCGAGAAGCCCGTCTGGAGCTGGGAGCGGATGATGAGCCCGCCGATGGTCTCCATGCCGTAGGCGGGCTTGCTGCTGCCCTCCTTGACCTTGCGGACTTGCGCGTCGATGACCGAGAGGTTCGTGACGCCGCTGGGCTTGGAGCTGTTCAGAAAGATGATGAACTCGGCCCAGCGTTCCGCGTCCTGCTCGGCGAACAGCTCGATCCGGCTGCGGTCGTAGCCGAGCGCGGTCAGCGCGTAGAGAACGCCGCGCCGCGTGCCGCTCCACTGTGAGATGATCCCCTTCATGGACAGGCGCGTCCGATAGGCTTCGGCGTCCTCGCCCTCCAGTCGCGGCATATCCCGGTCTTGCCCATGCACAGGGAGCATGACCTCCGAGCAGCTTGCGACGTTCGCCTCGTTGCGCACGCGGAAGATTGCCGCCTTCAGGTCGTCGAACTCGCGTCCCATGACCTTGAAGAAGATGCGGAGCTGGTTGGCCGTCTTCCGGCCCTTCTTCAAAGGGGCGAAGAGCAGGTCGAACATATACTCGCTGAAGGTGTCAAACTGCTTCATCCGCTCACTCCCTTTCGATCGTCACGGAGACGTCGCCGAGGATGATGACCTTGTCCTTGCCCAGCTTCACATCCGCCTCCGGCTCGGAGACCGCCGCGTTGGTGGCCCCGCTGTAGCCGCTGCGGATCGCGTGGTTGATGTCGGACAAGGTCAGTTCGTTGAGCTTGCGGCTGCGGCGCACGGCCAGCAGCTCGGTGAGGATCGCCTTGATTCGGTTCTCCACCGCCTCGTCCGTGTCTGCCGTATCAGTCGTGACCGTGACGGAGATATTCTGCGAGACGGTCACAGAGGACTTCACAAGAATATTATCATACGGGCCAGCGATCTTGTCAACGGCTTCTCTTACTGCTGCAAGCAGTCCCTCCGTCGCCTCACCCGCCGTGCCTGTCACGATGACGTCCACCGTGCCCTGCCCGCGCGGGTGGTTGCAGTCGGCCTGTGCGAACAGCACGCCGGGGACGGACTCCGCCGCGTCAACGAAGGTGTCCTCCGTCGCCCGCTGCGCCAGCTCCGACCACGAGCGGAGTGTTCGCGCCCTCGCGCTCTCGTCGTCCTCGGTGTCGCTGCCTTCCCGCACGATCCAGTCCTCGGCGTTGCTGAATGTGACGTCGCCGAGGTAGGTCAGCGTGCGCACGATCTGCCCTGCGGGGACGTTGTAGCGGCTGCCCTCTGTCTCGGCCTCCACCAGCACGTCCACGGAGGATGCGCCCTTTTGCAGCGTCGCCGCCTCCAGTACGAAGAAGCGCAGCTCCTCGCCGTTGATGTCGAGGATGCTCTTGAAGACGTGGCCCTTGGGGATTTTGACCGCCTCGCCCGTCATGTCGGCGCGTCTGACGGTGATGAAGCCCTGCGTCTTCTGCGCCTTCTTGCGCTTTTTGGAGTAGTCCGCCATCTTCAGGTCGAGCCACGCACCGCCCGCGTGGGAGACGAACATATTGTTCAGCACGACGCGGAGCAATTCAATGACCTCGACCTTGATGCGCAGCACGATCATGAGCATCGTGTAGAACACGCCGCCCGAATGGAAGTTGCTGATGACGAAGCCCTCGTCCTTCAGCTCCTCGACCTTCTGCTCCTTCAGCTCGTCCAGCGTAGGCAGAGGGAGCACGGCGTCCAGTATTTCCTTGTCGATCATTCTGATACCACCTCCACGCTCACCGCGCCGATGATGACGTCCAACTCGCGCCGCTCGTCCTCCTCCGCGAAGCGGAAGGAGCAGTGCAGCACGACCGCGTCATCCTCGAACGCAATACTGATCTCAATGCTTTCCGGGAGGATGACCTCCCGCTTCTGCAGCTTGAGCCGCACCCGCTGGGTAATCTCCAGACGGGTCAGCTCCGTGTCCTCGGACTGGATGAAGTCATACAGGCCCCAGCCGAACTCGGCGTCATAGAAGACGTCTCCCGGCTGCGTGAGCGCCTCAAGGACGATGTTCTGATACAGACACTCCAGCCCCGAGCAGAGCGGCGCGTCGCCGTCTGTGGCCTGTGTGAGCTGCCACTCGCTGTTGAGCCGGATGTCCGTATCGTTCAAGCCCGTCATAGCTCCACCTCCCCGATGATCGCCGGGGTGAGGTCGCCGTAGGGAAGCGCGACGGCCACGACCGCCCCGGCCTTGAACTGTTTCTTAGACTTAATTCCCGGAAGCGCGGGATAGTTGGCGTCGGGGTTGCCGAAGCGGTCGATGACGGTGAGTTTGTACTCGTACCAGTAGGAGGTGATGTGCGCCTTGAACACCTCGCCCGTCACTTCGTTGTGGACGATCAGTTCCTCAATGTCAAAGGCGTCGCTCTTTGCCGCCGAGTCGATGGTGGCGAATACGGCGGCGGGGAGCTTCAAATGCGGGAAGTCCTGCGCCAGCGTCTTCTTCATAACGGACGCGACCATTTCTTCGAGCACGTCGGTTTCCTCCTTTCGGGGTCAGAAATAGATGTAGGTGCGGATGAAGCCGGAGTCGTTGGTCTTGCTGACCACCTTGGAGACCTCGACCTCACCGCTCACCTGCGGATGGATGAGGTTTATTTTGTGAGAGTGCTTGATGAATGGCGCGGAGACCGTCTCCAGCTCCCATACGCCGCCCGCGCGGCGCAGGTTTAGGATGTTCACGCCGCGCTCGAAGGTGTAGACCTTCTTCTGTTCCGGCTTCTCGTCCCAATAGAAGACGCCGCCCGAGAAGAAGAACGGAACACGAAGCCCCCACGCCGCATTGACGGCGTTGATCGCTTGGACGGCGGTCTGTCTCCGAATGGGGAGCATTTTGCGCGTCGGGTAGGTCTTGCTGGAGAGCTTCATCTTGGACAGGCCCGCCTGTGCAAGGAAGTACGAGATCAGCTCCTGCGGCGTGGTGTCGAGGAAGGTGTCGTTGATGATCGTCTCCTCCATGAGCAGCATCTCATCCTTCAGCGCGACCTCGTTGGCATACGTCCCGCCGTCGTAGTTGCCGGAGACGAAGCCCGTGAACACGTCCTCCAGCGTGCCGTCATAGCCGAGCTGGATGGTGGCGGGGTCTTTCTTCTTGAGCGAGAGCTTCGGGCGGAACTGGCTCGTGAAGCGGATCTTCGCCCAATCATAATACGAGGACTTCGAGGAATAGATCTCAAGCTCCACGCCTTCCTCGAAGGTGTAGGAACCGGCCTGTGCCGAGATCTGCGGGTAATACAGTTCTTTCGTTTCCACTGTGGCCTCCTTAGTACGGCATGGCGGTCACTTTGTTCATCGCCGCCGTGGCGTCTGCGTCATCCCGTGCGGGGGACTTACCCCGTTCGTTGCTCAGGTAGCTCTTGTAGTCTGCCTTCAGATTGCTCGCCGCGCCGCCGCCGGACTTGCCGGAGCCGGAACTGGAGCCGGAACTGGAGCCGGACTTTGCCGTGATGGTCTGCGGGATGTACTCCCACAGCTCCAGCGTAGCCGTAAGCTGCCCGCGCTTGTTTTCGCCCTTGTGGGACAGCTTTTTGAAGATGACCTTCTCCACGCCGTGGGCGGCGGTGTCCTCGCTGATGATGGGGATGGGCTGCGGCACGCTCTGCCCGGGCGATCGGAAGATCGCCCGGAGCGTTGCGTATCGCTGGTACTTGGTCTGCGAGGGCGTGTCGTCGATGATCAGCTCGATGTTGACCTTGGCGTCCTCGTAGCCCGTTGCCTGTTTCGGCTTAGTGGCGCTGCCCTCGACCTCCTGCTCGTCCACCTTCGCGGTCTCAATGACCTCGATGCTTTTGACGAGACCGGGGAGGACGACGCCGTTGAGCTTGATCAGCTCGTCTTCTACATAGATCATAGCGTCCTCCTTCCTTATGCCGGGGCCGGGACGGCGTCCTCGTCGTCGCCGGGTTCGCCGTCCTCGTTGGCCGCTGCGTAGTCCTCGACCTCCTGCAAAAGAGCGAGGAGCTGCTGCAGGTCTTTGATCTTCTTGAGGTCGACCGGGACGAGCAGCTTGTGGATGATGACCTGCTTGCCCTTACCGGAGCCGCCCTCATCGCTGCTCTCGTCCTTGTCCTTCTTCCCGCCGCCGAGGTCGACCTTCTTCTCCGGCTTGCGGTCAAGAGCGCCCTGCACCTGCTGGAGGCTCTTGTTCATCGCCTCTGCCGGGGCGTCGCCCGCCAGCGTCAGGCCGTGAGCGTAGGTAGTCATGGTGCGTTGGCCGGACAGGGTCAGCGTGGACAGCGGCCCCTCCTTCGCGTCAGAGAACGGGAGGAGGTTGCGGATCTTCTGCAAGCCGCCCTTTACGGCCTCGACCGCGCTGCTGAAGGCGGACTTGATGCCGTTTGCAAAGGTGGACACGATCCGTTTGCCGGACTCGAAGAACCACGTGACCGCGCCGGAGACGGCGTTCTTGATGTTGTTCAGGCCGTTGGAGAAGGCGGTGCGTGCGTCGGTGAACTTCTGTGAGATGCCTTGGACGATGTTGCTCATGGCCGTCGAGAACTTCTCACGGATCTCCGAGAGCTTGCCGCCCGTGAGGTTGTCGATGAAGGTGTAGCCCGCTGTGTACCAGCCCTTGACCGCCTCCATCGCCGCCGCTGCGACGCCGGAAATGCCGCCGCCGTGTTCCTCGTAGGCCGTCTTGATGTTGGACAGCTTCTCGGACACGGTCGCCTTTGCCGCGTCCATGACGGAGCCGATCACGTTCCCGATGCCTTCAAACACCGACTTCGCGACCGAGCCCACCGCCGTCAGCGTTTCCTTGAAGAAGTTGATGACGGAGTTGACCGCATTGCGGAACCACTCACACTTGTTGTAGAGTAGCACCAGCGCCGCAATGAGGGCCACAATGCCAATGACGACCCATGTGACGGGGTTGGCCAGCAGCGCCGCCGTGAAGCTCCACACCGAGGATATGAGCGGTGTGAGCGCCCCTCGCGCCAGTGCGAAGCCGCCCTTGAGTATCTTGAACGCGCTGACCGTTTTTGTCACGACGAGGCCGACGCCGGAGATCAGGGCGATCAGCGTGCCGCCTACGGCGAGGAAACCGCCCACCGCAAGAACGATGAGCATGATGACCTTGACGAGCTCCTGGTTCTTCTCGATCCACGAGCCGACCTTCGTCAGCACGCCCTCGCCCTTGCTCATCAGGTCGTTGACCGTGGGGAGCAGGGAGTTGCCGATGCTCTCAGTGACGTTGTGGATGCGCTGCTTGAGTCGCTCGAAGCGTTCCGGCTCCGTCTCCTGAATGGCGGAGGCCATCTGCTCCGTGACCGACACGCCCTTTCCGAGCGAGCCGTACATATTGACGATGTTGTCCTGCAGGTCGCCGACCTTGTTATACATCAGGTCGATGAGCGCTACGGCCTCGGTGTCGCCGAAGGCTTTCTGCAGCTCCATCTTTTCGGCGGCGTCCATTGTCTCGCCGAACTTGCCCCGCAGGATGTCGAGGATCTCCGGCATACTCAGGAGCTGGTTGTTGGCGTCTGTGAACTTGAGCCCCAGTTCCTCGCCGCCCTTGGTGGCGCTGCGGAGGAAGGCTTTGTATTTTGTGCCCGCTTCCGCGCCGCCCATCGTTGCTTGCAGCATACCCAAGACGGAGAGCTGCTCTTCCAGCGGCACCTGCGCCGTGGTCGCCGATGCGCCGAGGTTCTGGATTGCCTGTGCCATGCCGGAGCCGGAGGTCTTGAACGCTCGGACGGCGTCGGAGATGCCAGCCGAGAACATCTCGCCGAACTCCATGTCGCTCAGGTCGCTGTAGTAGTCTTTATAAATGCCGTAGCCTGTGGCAAACAGCGAGGTCATCTCGCCCGCCGTGGACTTCGTCGCCTTTGCGGTCAGGGCCGCGAGGCTTGTGAACTCTGCGACGCCCTCATCAGAGAGGGAGGCGATGCCGCTCTTGATGTCGTAGGCCGCGCTGATGAAGTCCGCCTTCGACGTGCCCGCCCACTGATCGGAGAAGTTGCGTGCGGCGTTTTCGACCGCTTCAAGGTCTTGCACGCCCAGCGAGGCCAGCTCACCCAGCGCACGCCGCGTTTCAAAGGTCGCCTCTACCGGGGCGAGCACAGCGTTTACGATCTGTGAGCCCGTCTCCTGCATCGCCGCACCCGCCTTTGCCATGCTGCCGAAGGTCTGGCTTGCGGCGTCCAGCTTGGAGACGTTTGCGCCGACCTTGGACGCCACGCCCGCCATCGGCCCGGAGAGGTTGTCGATCATGTTCATAATGAGCGACAGCTTAAATACGGACTCTAAACTCATTTTCTGCTTTCACCTCCAGTTTGAGATAGAGGCGGAAAAACGATCGGCGACGGGAGGCCGTCACTCGGGGAACGCTCGCACGATCGCCCGGGTGACGATGCCCTCCTCAAGCTCCTGCATGAAGCGGGCCTTTGCGACCCATCCGAGGAACTCGTCGACGTCGTCAATCGTTTCGGGGTCAAAGGTCTCTAAGAGAGGCGGAGGCACAAAACGATAGATCTCAAGGAGCCCGCGCTCCACGAAGCTCTCCCGTACCTCCGCGACCCGTTCTCTTAGAGCTTCTTCAAATTTGCCGTACCCGTCAGGCCGAGGATCTCCGTCAGCTTATTGCCGATGGAGATCGCGATGCCGGGGTTCTCCTCCATGTCCTTCGTCAGACGCTCGGCGTCCTCGTCGATGACCGCGTCCAGCATGAACGCCTTGCTCGCCTTGGTGATGCCCTGTGCAGCGGTCTTGATGTAGCGGTCATAGCTGGGGACGGTGGGGCGCTTGAAGTAGTAGGAGAACTCTTTCTCGCTCTCATCGTCCACAGGGACGGTGATGCCGACGCGGTAGAGCTTGCCGCCGTACTTGGCCTTGAGCTGTTCCTCGCTGCTGCGGGCGGGGGTCTGGTTGTTGGTGCTTTCCATAGTGTGACTTCCTCCTTGTTATTCTCAAAAATGTTGTCCTTAGACGGGTGCGACGCCGTCCTGATACACGCCGCCGACGATCATCATGTCGACGTCGACGGTGAGGCTCTTGTCGCCCTGCGCTGCCTTGTTGCTGCGCTTGGAGAACTTGACCTTCTTCAGCTCGTCGATCTTCGTGCGTGCGCCCTCGTTGGCGTAGGAGACGATGATGGAGGGCAGTTCCATCTTGTAGAAGGGAACGCCCTTCTGCTTGCAGTAGGCCAGCAGATCGTCATAGTCGTCGCGGAGCATGGAGAGCTTGCCGGACGCCTTATAGTTGCCTGTGCCGTAGCCGCGCGGCTTGGAGCCGTAGCCGTAGACTTCCTCTATCTCCAGCTCGTCGTCATAGCTGATCTCCTGCACCTGAATGTTCAGGCCGGGGATTTTCAGATCCACGTCGCCCCAATCATAGGCTTTTCCGTTTACCTTCAGCATTGCCTGTCCTCCTCCCTTAGTTGCTGCTCAGAGCCGAGCGCCCGATGTCGATAACGACCTCGCGGATATAGCCTCTGGAGAGGTAGCGGATGATGACGCTCATGGTCTCATCTTCGAGGAAGGTATCGTAGCAGCTCTCGTCCACGGTGGTCTCATAGGAGCTGATCTCCTTGTCCTCCACCATGCGGTCAAGCGGCACGCTGATGAACTTCGCCCGCGCGTCCAGCTCGCCCTGAATGTCCTCAAGGTCGATGTCGTCGTTCTTGAACTGCAGCGCCTTCTTGCGTGTCTCGCGGATGATCTTGTTCTTCACACGCACATCCTCGGCATAGCGGAAGTCGCTGCCGTCCTTGCACATCATCTTCGTGTGATAGACAAAGATGTCGTCAAGGCCGTCATACTCGCGGAAGGTCATGTAGCCCGCGACGTCCAGCAGTTCAATGACGGTGCTGTCGTAGCCGATGGGAACCAGCTCCAGCAGCTTCGTCTTGGGGAAGCCCAGCGCGTCCTCGTCCTTGGTCTTGCCGATGGACACGCTCACCTTCGTCATGGCGTAGCGCCCGGAGGCGAGGCCCGCGAGGTTGACAATCTGCGTGGTGCCGTCCAGCCGCACAAGGCGACCCCATGCGGCGCAGACCTGAATGTCGGAGTTC